AACTGCTTCTTGCTGTGGCTCATTTTCCATATTAAAGATGAGAAGGTCAAGGTACCAGCTTGCTTTCTTCAAATCCTCCAAACCATTCTTGTCTTCATAGCGCCAAACATATTTGATGATATTTCCTTTTAGGAAACCCCTAAAGTCGTCTTTGTCCATTGAGGCTTCGATGGCCTCAATACATTCAATGCCACCGTTTTTGGCATAATGACGGGGATGGTTTACGGCGTCAGTCATTAGAAGGAAGATTGGCGAAGATCAAAAGCCTCGAAGGCTTCTTTGAACAATGGACGGGCAAGAGAGGCAAGCGCTTGAGCATAGGCTTGAATTTCGCCTTGACTGTCAGCCTTGTCTCGCAATGAAATAAAATGCAACAAAGCTTGCAGGCTACAGGTCCAGGTGAAGGACGTGTAGGTGGACATGGGCAGAATGCCCCGTGCCTGCTCTTTGCTCACTCCTAACGTTAGTAGCGCCTTGTAAGCCTGCTTGGCTTGCTCTAGGGCCTTGGCGTATTCAATCATGGCCACTTGGTTCATGCTGGGCTCTAGGGGGCCGCTAGAAGCCTGTTTGTTACTAGGGCTTTGTTGGCGGAACCCACGAGGCATGTAATAGGCCTCATCATCTGCTTCGCAGTAGCGGAAGCTTTTTTCGTTCCAGCCAAGTGTGTCATTAGCAAACGTACCACCAATTACATGCTTCCACCATTGCCGACAAATGAACAATGGAGCCTTCACTTGCCATTTTGTGACCACTCCACGAAATGGGCTGGTGTGCTGATGTTTGACGAGGTAGTTCAGCAGCTTCTGGTCCTTTTCGGACCATTCGCTACTGGTCTGATCGAAGCTTTGGCGAGCATCGCAAACAATATCGAGGGAGCTTCCCATCCAGTCGATGAGACGCACCATGCTGATGCCATCCATCAGCGGATCAATGTGATTCATCATTCAGCCTTGTCAGTGGCAATGAGAAAGCGAAAAGTGGCAACAACCAGCACCCAATTCCAAAAGCCAAGCACAAAGCCGGGAAACAGTAGGCCACTGCAAATGCTTACAAGCCATGCGCGTAGGCACAACATGCCAAAAGCTACGAGCAAAACGGCCGCAGTTTTAGAGATGTCTTTAAGAAGATCGTCAGTTGCCTTGGTAAGCATTGGTGATCAGCGAGAGAGGCCGAAGTCGTTGCAAACTGATTGTAGGAGCAATGTCCGTAGCTGAATGCCAGCGTACTCGTGCCTTTCTGGCTCGTCCGCTTGCATCAAAACCTTCAATGGTGCCAACAATGGAAGAAGGCATCCACCCTGCTGCCGTGCGTTGTACGTACACAACGTCCTGTCCTGGAAGCCATTCATGGTTGCGAGGCGTGCGAGGGAGCTTGTAAGGACGGTAGCCCGTCCCGCATTTTACGGCATTCTTCCCATCGTTCACCCTATAAACAAACTGCTTGCCAAATCGCTGCATGGCTAGGCTAAACGAAACAATGCAAGGACAATGAGCACTTTCTCCATTCCAATCGGCCTAAAATACAATGGTCAAGATTGTATTGGCGTTATGGGGCCTTTTGAACGGAGCATGGAGCGAGACTTCGCTCTCGTTGCTAATAAGAAGGCGCTGAGTGAATGCAGCGACATTGACAAGCTGCGTGAAGTGGCTTGCACAATGATGGAAGGTTGGAGCAATATGCAAGAAGCAGTGACTGCCTTGGTCAAGGAGAATCTTGAACTGCGTCAAGCAATGCAGCTTCAAGAACGCGATCTGCAAGCTGCTGATGAGCTTCTTGGTGAAGCTGCTGAAACCGTTACGCGCTTCGCAGAAAAGCAGCAATCCGCTCAAGCCAAAAAGTTTCCTTGGCCGTTTGGGTGGTAAGAAGAAAGACTTTCCAGCCGCCAATGGTGGCAAGATTGAACTTGCGAGCATCGCGCTCGTAGCCTGAGCCAGTTACATGCCTTCCGCGACTGAAGGTGCCTCCTTGAATTTCAATGAGCGAGCGAGAAGGAGGATGCGCAAAGTCGGCTCTATAGCGTTTGGAGCGCTTGCTCTTGGCGTAGCGCTCTTGAAAATCCACCTCCCAAGTCTCGACATCGCTGTATTCCCTAATCAATGGAAGATCGGGAAATCGTGCTTGCCACAGTCCGAGAAATTGATCTTCAAGAGCGCTCACTGATCAGACGGCAGCAAACGTTACGTTAGCGCCTTGGTTTTGATACTTGCCATCTCCATAGTCACTTCGTGAGTCTTCATTGAGACGAACGAACATGACTTGCACGATTCCTTCGTTGGCATAGATGCGAACGGGAAAAGCCAAGGGATTGACAATACAAATAGTGAGATGGCCAGACCAACCAGGCTCAATTGGCGTAACGTTAATGATCGTACCCTGTCGAGCATATGTGCTCTTGCCGTCAGTGATCCCCATAATGTTAGACGGCATTGTCAGGAGTTCCACGCTCACGCCAAGAGCGTAGGAGAACGGTGGTAGCACGAAGAACGTTGAGCCATTCTTCTCGATGGGCTCCGCTTCCACCATGAGCTCCTTGTTGAAGGCTTTCACGTCAAGCACTTCGCCTTGGCCAATGGCAGCAGCGTAATTATTGATGACCATGAAGCCTTTCGGGGAAAGGCTCAGATCATATCCGGCATGGCTGAGTCCGTATGAGAGGGCTTTTGTGCCATTGGGAAGCTCTCTGGTTTTCTCCGCAACGAAAGGAAAAATAATATCATTTTCAGCAAGAATGCTGATTTCCTTGTCATTAAGAAGCATGGCTTTGGAAAAAGAAAGGGGCTCTTAAGAGCCCCGTTTTCAAGAAAAGAAAGGCCTCAGAACGGATCGTCAGAGAAGCTTTGCTTAGCCTTATTGCCGTTGTCCCACATCGAAGCGTAGGCCTTGGGAGAATTGTCAAGCTTGTTTACAGTCACTTGCCCTTTGAAATGAGGGGCAGTGTCCTTATCGCGCTTGTCATTATCCCAAAGAGCAAAACGCAGGGAATAGTTTCCTTGGGGGTTAGTGCCGGCTTTCTTCATGGCGTTGAGGATGTCGGGGGTGAGATCGACAGTGCCAGAGAAAGCGGGAGAATTGCCAGCGGGCATTGAGTGGTCCTCAGAGGAGTGTAGTGGGCCCTGGAAGGGGCATCAGAAGCATAGCGCTATGGACGGAGGAGTCAAGCCCCACGGTCCATAGAAATTGTTAAGGGGCGTCCACCTGGGTAGTGGTCAAAGAAAAACTGCTGCACCTTCTGCACCATGATGCCTGCTTGCATAGCAAGCTCCGCTGCTGAAAGGCTTACAACTTGCGCTTCCTGACCAGCTCCCGTGTCGGGATCGTAAATGGCAATGGCACAATGTGCTTCATTGACTTCGATGTCATACATCTGTTCAATGGCTTGCACGTAGGCACCAAGTTGCATGCGATAATCGGCTAGCTGTGTATCAGGCTTTGCCTTGTAGCTCGTCTTCCAATCCAGCAAGGCATAAGCCCCGCTATTCATTTTGGCGAGCATATCGAAGGTACCTGAATAGCCAATTTCTTGCGCAGGATCGTACCAAGCAATGGCGCTTTCAACGAGCAATGGACTATCAACGCGCTCAAGAAAACCAACGATGCTTTCAAAATAAGGCACGTAGTTTTCGTGAGAATCTAGATGCGTTTGGATGTCTTCGCCATTCCAGAAATCTTCTAGAACACCGTGAAGCCAATTGCCTCGATCCACTGCATTACGAGTGCGACGATTAGCCTCTTCATCCCCGACTTTCCTGCGCCAGTTCATGAGAGCCGCAATCTTGCCAGGCGATGAACACGCGCTCGCAATAGTTGTCACAGAGGGCAAAACACACCCTGCGGGAACATTGGGAAAATCGTCGCAGACGTAGTAGCGCTTCTTGTTCAGTTGGAGCCGGTTGGGTTCGTAGCGGGGAAACGCTGGCATTTGAAGGGATGCAAGGCATAGATCGTAACAAGCCACTATTTCTCATTCATGTCCCAGAAATAGTCGCAGCCTTCTTCATCGCATGGAGGCGCAGCGAAATAGCTCTGCCAGCGACTTGCAGGCGCCATGTAGCGCCAACAATTTTCTTTAATAGGGCATTCGCCCCCCGAGCACATCGCAATGTCAGGCATGAGAATAGTTCGAGCAGTTTGACGGAGGAATTGCTTATCAACCAAAGGATGATTAGCAATGGTCTCAAGAACAGCAGCAATACGACGATCACTGCTAAGCGTGTCTTCAGGAAAGCTCCAGAACGCTTCATGACAAGCATCAATTAGAGAGCGACGATTCTGCACGCTTTTCTTCCATTGTTTCGTATTCTTCAACCATGGTTGCCATTGCAGCCATTATTGAAACCTCGAAGAAACCACAGGCCAAAACAAACTGCTTGAAATGTTCGGTGATTTCAGGGCAGTAGATGTTGTGGAACGAATAGGAAACTTTTGTTTCTCCTTCTTCGTAAAGGAAAGTGAAGCGACTCATGGGAGAATCAGCGAAAGGATAGA